ATTGAGTATTTGCTTTACAGCCGCCGCACATCCGGAGCTGTTGCAGCTCGTATGCAGCCGGCCGGTATTCCGATCCATGACATGGACAGCGATTATCCGCAAGCTTGTGATGAACTTTTGGGAGCAATCAATAGCGGCAGACTTAAGCACAGAAATCAAGCCTCGCTCACGGAGCAAATGCTTTCAGCTGTGCAATTAAGGCGCGGTGATGGCGGTTGGGTAATCGGTAGGCGTGCAAGCCAATCGGCTGTTTGTGCCGCCGTAGCATCAGCATTGGTCACACACTTTGCGACACGCCCAGAAACCGAAATAGACATTTTAGTGGGTTGATGCTTGACATTTTGAGAAAATCCTCCCATGGGATTATTTGATCGAAAGCGCACCATTGAAACTGTCGCGGTTACGCGCGGTGCTGATGTAGCTGCACAAATTGGGCCAGCTCCAACGCTGGATGCATTTTTCCCATTTGGTGGAGCTGATTATCTTGCAACCCGTGAAGAAGCAATGAGTGTGCCGGCAATTGCTCGCGCACGAAATATGATTTGCAATTCAATTGCCACAATTCCTTTGGTGACTCGCGACAAAACTACCGGTCAAATTATTGATCAACCTGTTGTGATTTCTGATCCGGACAAGCGTGTTCCGGGAGCTGCATCGTGGGTGTGGGCGTGTGAGGATTTACTCTTTACAGGATTTTCGTATTTTCAGATAATGGATCTATTTGCCGATACTGGCCGCGTGCGCCAAATGTGGCGCGTTGCACCGAATCGTGTTGGCGTTTTCTTGAATTCAATTGGCACGCAGATTGAGTATTACACAGTCGATGGATCGCGTGTTCCAATGTCCGGTGTTGGATCACTTGTTGTGTTTTATGGCAACGATGAAGGTTTATTGAATCGCGCTGGTCGCACAATCCGTGCTGGTGCAGAGCTTGAAAGAGCTGCCGCAATGTACGCACGCGAACCCGTGCCATCAATGGTTTTAAAATCCAATGGCACAGCATTGCCAGCTGATCGCATTGCAAAATTGCTTGATGCATGGGGCGCAGCTCGTAGAAATCGCGGAACAGCGTTTCTCAATGCCGATGTTGAATTGACAACAGTCGGATTCACACCAGAGCAAATTGGCCTCAATGCTGCACGCGAAATCATCGCAACCGAACTTGCACGCGCCGTGGGAATTCCGGCCTACTTTATTGATGCGCCGACTGGATCATCCATGACCTATCAAAACGCCCAAACGGCGCGTCAAACTCTTTTGGATTTCTCATTGCTGCCGCTCATGAACAGCATTAGCTCAAGGTTATCCATGCCAGATTTCACGCCATCAACACAGCGCGTGGAATTTGATTTGAAGGCTTATTTGCGCGGATCAGAAAAAGAGCGTGCAGAGATTTACAAGATTTTATTTGAAATCGGTGCGATCACCACCGATGAAATTAGACAAATGGAGGACATGATCTCATGAAGCTGACAACACCAATGCAAATCACGGCAGCTGATTCAGATGCACGCACAATCAGCGGTCGCATCGTTGCTTTTAATGAGCACGCAAATGCATCAACGGGCAAAGTTGTTTTTGCTCGTGGATCAATCCAGCCACAGGATGTTTTTTTGAACCTTGAGCACGACAACACACGCAGAATTGGCAAGAGCATTGCCATGAGTGTGAACGACAAAGAAATGACAGCGACTTTCAAAATTGCAAACACAACAGCCGGAACCGATGCATTGACTGAGGCCATGGAAGGTTTACGCGATGGATTCTCAATTGAGTTGGCTGTGGACAATTACGAAATGCAAAAAGACGGCACAATGAAGGTCATCAATGGCCAGCTCACAGCCGTTGCATTGGTTACCGAGCCAGCGGTGCGATCAGCTCGCGTTTCTGAGGTAGCCGCATCAGAGGATTCTGAAACTGAAACAGTTACAGAGACAACAAACCCAAATGAAGGAGACAAGATGGACAACACTACCGAACCAGTAGCTCCTGCCGTTGAACCGGTAGCAGCTCCAGAGGTCGCACCTGTACAGGCATCCCGCCCGGCTTACTACACAGCACCACGCTCACCAATTGTGGACAAGGTGTCATACCTTGAGCACTACCTCAAGGCAAGCATTTTGCATGATGAGGATTCACGCCAGTATGTAAAGGCAGCCGATAACACAACCTCAACAGCTCCGGGCATGGTGCCAACACCACAGAGCACACAGGTTGTCAATGCGTTAGCAAATGCAGACAGAGGCACAATCGATGGCATCAGCCGCGAAACGCTTGTGAGCGAAGGCATGACCTTTGAGATTCCTCGCGTTACAGCTGTTCCAACAGTGTTGCCAATTGCAGAAAATGGCGCAATCACAGAGTCATCACTTTCAGCGACTTATCTATCAGTTAGCGTGCAGCCTTTCAAGGGCCGCGCGATTTCAACAGTCGAATTGATCGACCGCAGCCGTCCAGAATATCTGACAGCTCTATTACAAAATCTTGAGTTTGCTTACGCAAAAGAGACAGATGAGTACGCATTGGCAGCAATGCAAGCAGCTGTCACTACTACAACAGCACAGGCAGCAAACTCAGCAACGGGATTCCTTGGATACACATCTCAGGCAGCTTCCGCTGTTTATCAAAATTCACTTGGATTTGCTCGCTCATTGATCGTTTCTCCAACACAATGGGGCAACATCATGGGTTACAACGACAACGGCACACCACTTTACAACGCAGCACAGCCATCAAATCAGGCTGGCGATGTTCGCGGTGACAGATTGCAAGGCCGAGTTTCACCGGGTCTGAATCTTTATGTTTCACGCTCATTTGGTAACGCTGGAACAACAACAGCTGATGGCGATTCATCAATGGTAGTTGTGAACCCAGATTCATACACATGGTACGAATCTCCACGCTTTACGCTACGCACAAACATCAACAGCGATGGAACAATTGACATCCTTTATTATGGCTATGGCGCATTAGCTGCCAAGGTGCCAAATGGTGCACAGTTTAACAACCTCGCTTAATTAACAATCAATCATCGGTGATGGTCGCTCCCGAACATCGCTGATACGAAAGGAACCGAGATGCCAGCAATTGTCACAGCCTCACAGCTGAGGTCTATTCTTGGTGTCTCGGTTTCTTTGTATTCGGATGCACAGCTCGACTCATTTATTGATTCAGCTGAACAAACGATTTTGCCTTTACTTACGCAATACCAATCATCGGTGACTTTTGCCAATGTGAGTGATTCCGTCATTTATTTCACCACAATGCGGCCAAAATATTTTGTGCCGGGTCAATCTGTTGTTGTTACCGGGGCCGGAACTTACAACGCGACCTACACAGTCACCGATGATCGGATTGAGCCTTACACTTTTACAGCTGCAACAAATGCGGCTGATCGTGATTATCCATTGCCGTTTATTCCAGCGGCAACAGCGACATTGAGTGGATCATCGGCAGCGCAGCTGTACGCATCCACACCACCAATTGAAAACGCAATCTTGGTTGTGGCGGTTGAAATTTTCCAGAGCATCACAGCTCCCGGCAACCAGATCATGTCAGACAATTTCCAGCCGTCACCATTTATTCTCGGCCGCAGCTTGAGCAATAGAGTGATTGGCTTGCTTGGCCCATTTTTGGATGTTGAAACGATGTGCCAATGAGCATCGAATCAGCAATCCGCACACCACTCAAAACAGCTTTGTCATCCATTGCTGCCAATGTGTACAACGGCATCCCAGAGACAATGACTAGCCCATCGATTTGCTTGATCCCGGATGCACCTTATTTGGAAAGCGTTTTGATCGGCAAAAACACAACAAAGGTCAAGGTCAATCTGACTGTGACTGGTGTTGTCGGTTATGCCAACAATGCCGCAGCTTTAGACAATCTCGAAACATTGATGATCTCAATCATTGCAGCAATGCCAAATGGTTACGAAGTCGGAAATGTCAATCAACCTCAACCTTTGGAAGTCGGTGCCGGAAAGTACCTCACGGCCGATCTCCAAGTATCCACCTACTACAACCAATAGGAGACAAAATGCCAACCACTATCATCACCGGCAGAAATGTGAGCTTCAGCATCGATGGGGATACTTTTGATGCACAAGCAACATCAGCCATTTTGACAGTTGATTCAACGATCAATACATACCAGACACTCGATGGCAAGGCGTATTACACAACCGACACTCAAGGCTCATTTGCCGTTGAAATGTTGGCTGATTGGGGCGTTGCTTCATCATTGTGCGAAATGCTTTGGAATCAAGCCGAATCATCACCAAACACACCTTTGGCGGTAATCCTTGAGACAGAGCCGGGCAGCACTTTCAATTTTACTGTGCAACCAATTTTCCCATCAGCTGGAGGCACAGCACCAGATGCACAGACAGTATCAATGACCTTCACTTGTGTGACAACACCAGCGTTGGCATAACGAAAGGAAATCGGGAGCATGAAACTACCAATCACAATTGAGTTCACATCCGGGGAGAGCGCAACCTATACCGCGCTCCCACCGGAGTGGATGAAATGGGAACAGAAAACCGGAAACACGATTCAGCAAGTATCTGAAAAATTGGGCATTGCTGATTTGATGTTTTTGGCGTACCACTCAATGAAGCGCAATGCAGCTGGAAAAGCTGTAAAGCCTTTTGAAATTTGGTGCGAAACTGTAACCGACATAAGCATGGGAGAAACCGAAAACCCAAAAGCTACGAATCCGGATCAATAAACCGGATTATTTGGGAATTGGCTATCCATACGGGATTGTCGCGATCAGAGTTTCAAACCGCTGAGGATATTTTAACCGCTTTTGAGATACTGAGGATAAGAGATGGCAATTGAACCAATCACTTATGACAAGAGTGATTTGCGTGGAATCATCAAGGCTTTTAAAGCCATGGATGAACAAGCCGTTTCTGAGGCTAAAGGCGTTTCAAATGGATTGGCCACTTATCTGCAATCCAAAGTCACAGCCGCAGCTGGTGGCCGCCCAAATAAGGCGGCAATTCGCATTGCTCAAGGATCGCGCGTGAGTAAGTCATCAAAGATTGGTGAGATCAGCTACGGCTTTGTATCTCAAAAATTTAGCGGTGGCGGCACCACACAACAGCTTTGGGGCGGTTACGAATTCGGATCACAGAAATTTAAACAGTTTCCAATCTGGTCTGGCAAAGCTCCGGGCGGCATTGGATCATTTGGATATTTTATCTATCCAACCTTGCGCGCCGAACAGCCTCACATCATCTCTCAATGGGAAAATGCATTTACTAAGATTTTGAAGGAGTGGTGATGGCCGGTCAATCAAGAACACTCAAGCTTTCGATTCTTGCTGATGTAGACAAACTCAAGCAAAGCCTCAATGTAGGCTCAAAAGATGTCGATGGTTTCGCCGGCAAGATTGGTGATTTTAGCAAAAAAGCGGCATTGGCTTTTGCTGCCGTAGCTGCCGCAGCTGGTGCCATGGCCATCAAAATTGGCGTGGATGCTGTAAAGGCTGCCTCCGATCTATCAGAAACAGTTTCAAAGGTAGGTGTTTTATTTGGTGACACAGCCAAAGACATTGAAAAATTTGCAGATGGCGCAGCTTCATCTTTAGGCCAAACAAAGCAAGAGGCATTAAATGCGGCCGCCACATTTGCAACATTTGGAAAAGCTGCCGGGTTGAGCGGTCAGGATTTAAGTAAGTTTTCAATTGACTTTGTAAAACTTTCATCTGATTTGGCCTCTTTCAATAACACATCACCAGAGCAAGCAATCAATGCAATTGGATCGGCATTGCGTGGAGAAGCTGAACCGCTGAGACAATACGGAGTTTTGCTTGATGATGCATCATTGCGCCAAGCCGCTTTGGAATTGGGAATTATCAGCACAACCAAAAATGCATTGACACCACAGCAAAAGGTGTTGGCGGCTCAAGCTTTGATTTACAAGCAAACATCAGCTGCACAAGGCGATTTTGAGCGCACGAGCGATGGCCTAGCCAACCGCACAAGAATTCTCACAGCTCAATTGGAAAACGCCAAAACCACAATTGGACAAGCTCTTTTGCCTGTCGTTTTGGAATTGGCCACTTTGTTTTCGGACAAGGTTATCCCGATTGTGCAAAAGGTTGCCGATGCCTTTGGATCAAAGAAAGACGGCATGGGCGGCACACTCACCGCTTTGGCCGATGGCATCAAAGGTTTTGTGCAGCCAATTTTTGAAGGCTTGAGATCAGCTTTTGACAAGATCAAAAACACAGTCATTGAAAACAAAGATGAATTTCAAGCTTTCTTTGATGTGGTCAAGGCGGCTGCACCAATCATTGGCAATGTCATTGGAGCGGCTTTCAATGTTGCTGGCACAGTAGCAAGCACAGTTTTAAATCTGATTTCCAATGTTTTGGGTGCTTTGAAAACAATCATCAACACCGCAATCGATGGCATCAATCTTGTGATCCGAGGCCTCAATTTGATCAAGCCGGGGCCAGACATTGCAAGCATTGGCAAGATCGGCACATCAACCGGATCAAGCTCAACCGGTGGCATTTCGGTGCCAGCTGCATCATTGCCAAGTGGTTTTAAACCCGCTACAATGCCAACACCTACACCTACGCCAACACCTGTGCCTGATCCTGAGCAACCAACTGAGCATGACAAAGAGCAAGATAAAGAGATCTCAGCCCTCAAGGGTACACTCAATAGCTTGCTAGCGTTGTTACGTGAGTTTGCGCAAAACATTTTAAGCAAGTTTGGTAAGGAGTAAAACCAATGAAACCATCATACGTATCAGTAGATCAGTGGAAATCAGTAGTTAAGGCAGTTGTATACGCTTTTTTGAGCGGCTTTACAGCTACACTTACATTGTTTGCCGCAGATTTCATTAAGGCAGCACAGGGCGGCCAAGCAGCGGTTAATACGCTAGTTTACGCTCTAGTTGCTGGTGCCCTTGTTGGCGGCATCAACGGCGCAGCTGTGTTTGTTAAAAAGTTGTTTACGGATCCTGAGGCCTAATAATGGCACGCTCGGAGTGCCCCGATCCTAATAAGGAGGGGTGCCCCTGGCAATCTCGTAGTGGTGGGTGCTTTGCTGATACTGATCACATCATCCCTCGGTTTGTTGGCAAGCAACAACCTACAAGAGCAATGAGGCGTTTGGCACGCCTCTTTATTGTGTTGCCTGAAAACAAGCAACAGCTATGCCGACACGACAAATAAGCCTCGGTTTTTTTCTGTGGCTACAGATGAGGCTAACCCTACAAAATGCGCTCTACCTGCATGAAATGGATCGTGCGAGTAGGTGCCTTTTTTTATTCAACCCTACCAAATATCAGCTTTTTTGTAATTCTAACTAAAGTAGATTATCAAAAGTGGTGTTCTGGCCAGATTTCTTTGTTAATGTACGCATGATGCCATGCAGTGCAGAGAGCGTATAACAGGCCATACGCCTAGCCTTTGTACTACTTGTGGCCACGTGGCTATCGTGGTTTGTGCCGGTATGATCGAGCTATTGCAAGCCCAGGTGATCCGGTGGGTAGTAGTAACCCTAGCCTCACCATTGCCAAACAAAAAGCGCCTTGCGAGAGGGCGCTTTTTTAGAGTAATTTGCTAGATCCTAAACTGTTACCAGTGTATCAGAGCATAACAAATAACGCAAGCAACCCTCTTGCCTGAAAACCGTTTTGTACTGCCGAGCTAATTAGTTTAGGACTAACAAAGCAGTGAAATTATCATAGCGCATATTGCTAGCTTTTACCAAACATTAGCTTTATAATTGTGGCATGAACAGAGTAGTTAAACGTACCGCAGGCATCCTAGCAATCATTGTAATGCTAGCCGTGATAGCCTACGGCAGTTGGTACTCGTATATCGTTACCAAAGCCATATTTACTTACCAGTGCAAAATCTATGATGGTAGCGGTTTTGATGCCGAGCAGAAACAGATCTGTGCCGATTTTAATGAGGGTGGCCTATTTAAGGTATTGACAAACTAGAGCCATTGTGCTATTATGTATACAGTTGATTGAAACAAAAACAAACAACTGAAACGCCAAGCGAAACACTATGAGCAGCTGATTGGCTCCATGAGTATTTACCTAGCTCGGCCTCACAAGAGCTCGTAGGCGCAGGCTGTGCGGCCTGTGGCTGCACTACGGCTTGCTTAACCTCAACAGGTACAGGCTTATCAGCCTGCGGTGTTGGCTCAGGCGCAGGGGTAGTAGCGGTAGCTGCCTGAGCACTTACATGCTCTGTGATAGCTACCTGATCAAAATGCACTGCTACTTGTGCTGGTTTACATGAGTTGATTAGCACTGCTGCGGTTACAACCGCTACAGCTGTTGCAATTATTGTACGCATGATATCGGCCTCAGGGATAGATTTGTGCACGGCCTGCATTTTCCTTTCAGATTGCCCCACCATTATAGCATTACCTCGCTCGCTTTGTAAGAAATGCCGCTGCAAAAACAACGATAACTGCTATACCTACCTCTATTGCTAGAGCGGCTACAATCAGGTGCATTACCATAAAGGCGAGGCCTGCTAGTTTTAATAGCTCAAACACTGTGCGTACCACCCACTTAGCAAATCGCTCTACGAGTGGTACGGCTTTGTTTAATTGTTTAGTGATCCATTGCATTTTATTTTTTCCTTTTTGTTAGTTACTAATGCCCTCTTATGTTACCACGCTGGTAACATAAAGTCAAGCACCTTGTACTATGATCTGCTTATCAGTAGTGAGTGATTTATCGTAGAGCTTGCTAACCTCCATCAACATAAGCTCATGGCTCAGGTTGTAGTTAGCATTGCCACCGATGAGATCAATAAGCATAGGTTGCCGAGTTTGGCGTAGCAGGCGGCCGTGCACGTTGTACACGCCTATCTGCCAGCCCCACCCTAAGCTCTCAACCTGTATCTCAAGGCCGTTAGCCATCACACAGTTATGATAGTTAAAGCCCTCCTCAGTTTCGCCTCTAATAAAATCACTTGCCTTAAATAGTTTCATGTTATTTTTTCCTGTTTATTTTTGGTATTGGTGCCGCCACATACTCGCTAGATTTTACCTCGCCGTTAGTGTGGTACTCAGGCTTAGGCCGTACTGATCGCCAGGCAAGGTATGCCCCTGCCTGCAACGATCCAAAAATCAGCACCGCTAAAAATAGAAATGGTAGCGGATCCATTACTTAAACCATCCACCAAAAAACCGCTTGAAATAGCCAGGTTTCTTGAGCTCTTGCTTTTTGCTCTCTAGGTACTCATGGCTTACGATCTTATGGCCAACATTTGTTGCCGTTTTAGCTGGTGGCTGCAATGGCAAGCCTCGGCGCTTGAGGTATTGCTTGTACTCAGGTGTGTTGTAGCCGTGAGTTGCCTTAGCAACGATATACGGCCATCGCTCCCATGTACCAGCCTCTTTGATGCGCTGTACCATGCGCTCGCTCATCAGGTGAGCTATAGCGGTTTCTTTGGTATTGCGGCCTGCCTGCAGATCCTCTAGTACGAAATCAAACTGTGTGCGTGATATTTTCATTACTGTGCCCTCCGCTTAAACTCGCACCATGCCATCTGGCACCACTCAAGAAATAGGAAAAATGCAACGATGATTGCTGCGTAGCGCAGGCCATCCATGTGCCGCTGCAGGATCCATACGTAACCGATCAATGTTATCTCAGCGCCCCACTTTATGCCTAAAAACGGCGTAATGTACTCGTACCAGCTGCGCTTTGATTTTTCTAGTTTACCCATAATTTATATCCAACCCTTTCAATTATTGTTATACTGTACTGCGAGAGCTAACATCAGCCAACCCTGTGTTAGCTCTCTTTTTTATTGTTCAGTTTGTACCGATCCAGTTTTACCCCCTTTTTTTCTGCTAGCAATATCCTGCTACGCACTACGGCAGGTGCAATGTGCAGTGCTGCACCCACCTCTGCAAACGTAGGATAGCGGCCAAAAATGCGCTTGTGGTTTTTGAAAAAATCTACAGCATCTTGCTGTTTTGCAGTGAGCTCTGGCTTATTTTTCATCGTTTCCTACCCTTGAGCCACCAACTTTTACACGTGAATTAGGCACGTGAGGCTGTGCAGCGGCAGTGATTTTATCCTTACCAACAGGCCGCCTCGGCAAATACATTGAGCCAGATTTTACCAAAATCGTTGATGGTGTGCGTGGCGATAAGAGCTATACCTGGCTCAATAGCGAGGTGCAGCCTGATGGCAAGGAAAAAAGCACTGCCGATGCAGATCCTGACGTGCCTAATGTAAGTGTAAAAGGTGGAGGCTCGAGCGGGAGAAACG